CGTTAGAAATTGATATGCATTAAGGCTACGCGAGCAGTATTGGCGGCTTCGTCCCGCAGTGCCGCCGCTCGGCCTCCGGTTTGACGCTGATTTCGTTTGCAAGTGCAGCGAATGTCGGCAGTGAGCCTATTCCGTTGAAAAACTCGCCCATTCGTCCGAATGGGCAAGTTCATTAGAATATCTTCCTTCGAAGGCGGCATTCTGTGAACAGTGTTTGCCAAATGGCGCTTGGGGAAAACAACGTTCTACGTTTTCGTGGCAATTTTCGAGCGGCTGAGTTTTTCAACAGAATAAGCCCATATTTGCGAATGCTGCAAAGTGTTTGAATGGCGGCTTACCTGGGCCATCAACGCAGTTCTGAACAAACTTATTGACACAAAAGAGCGCTGCTCAGACTATTCAAGGCCTTTAAGGTAGCCTTTCCATAAACTCGAACTGATGCTGCTTAAGATTGTGAGGAACGCCAATGTCTGACCCATTTGCTGATGTTGATACCACAACTCCCGAGATGATCGAGATTATCGCCTCAGCCTTAGAGACCCGTGCTGCTGACCCAAGTATGTCGCCGGTGATCGACAGCTATCTTGACGCATTAGTTGTTGCGGACGGCGCTCTGATTGTTGACATCGGATCGGGAACCGGGGGCGTGACACGGCAGATCGCAAACCGATTTCCCTCTGCAACTGTGTTGGGAATCGAGCCTTCCGTAGCGCTCACTGAGAAAGCCGTGGAACTTGCGACTTCTCTGCCAAACCTTTCCTTTGTTGTCGGCGATGGGTCCCGCCTTGATCTTGAGGACGCATCTGTCGACATTGCGATTTTGCACACGGTACTATCACATGTTCCTGCCCCAGCAACTTTGATAGATGAAGCTGCACGCATCTTACGACCCGGCGGCAGGCTGGTGGTTTGCGACGCAGATTTCTCGAAAGCCGCGATGGGCGTCGTTCCAGGCGACCCGCTTGGCAGTTGCGCAGTAGCATTCGTCAACGGAGCTGTGACCGATCCTTGGCTGACCGGCAAGTTGAGACCCCTGATGAAGACAGCGGGCTTTTCTATCACGAATTTCACGATTCAGAACCGAGTTGTTTCCGAAGGTATGGGGTCAATGGTGTGGGTTCGCATGTCTTCGGCCCGTCTCGTTTCTGAAGGTGTTATAGGCCAGCCTCTCGCCGACGCGCTGGAAGCTGAATACATCCGGCGCGCAGAGGCAGGTGTTCTCTATGGTTTCTTGCCGTTTGTAACATTGATTGCATGCAAACCGACCAAGTGATCCAAACGAAAGCGAACTGGCAGGTCCGGTTGGCTATTTTGGCATAATCAGCGAAAGCTGACATTGGCGCAGCCGCAGCGAAAGCTCACTTTGTCCCGCACTGCGGTGACTCAGTCGCACAGCACGGAGTGACCGCTTTGACGCTTGAATGCCTATCGTGCCCGCTTGTCGGCGACCGACCAGACCACTGATCCGATGGTCAGCAGCGCACCGATGACGGGCTCGATGTCGGATGCCTGGACGTAACCCATGGCGACCAGCGCGGTGCCAGCGACAGTCAGTACTTGGCGGATCAGTGCGAGGATTGCAGGTTTCAGCATGATAGTCTCCTGTTCAGATTTCATTAGTGGTGGTGAGGAATTCGCCCGGCTTCATGGTCGGCATGCGTTGCAGTCGGGGTGGGTAAGTTGCGGGCCAGCGCGCGCCGAGAAGGCGGGACTTGGCGATCCGGGCGATGGTGACGGCGTCGGACTGATTGCCGCCGAGCACGTAGAAATGCGCGTCGTCTTGGCCGATCGCGAAACCGACATGGCCGCCGGACCCCCGCTCGAACACCAGCACTGCGCCGGTGATCGGCTGCACCTCGCGCCCAAACAGCAGCCAGTTGCGTGCCCAGTAGGGATTTGTGCCCAGCGCACCGAGCAGCGGTTCATCAGGTAGGGCCATGCGGATGCAGGTTTCAACGAAATCACCGCACCACGGGTTCTTGGATGTATCGCCCAGGGACCGGCCATCACGTTTCAGCCAATCCATCAGCCAGGATCGATCTCGGGCCTCATGACGGCCGAGGGCGGATTTGGCCTCAGTGATCCAGGGCAGCGGGCCGGGCGGTGCCACGGATGCCGCGCGGCCGTTGGCGGCCAGCAACGCTTTTATTGCGCGGGCTGTGCGCAGGCCCCAGAGGCCATCAATTGCGCCAGGGGAATGCCCCAGCTGTTCCAGGCCGTTCTGGATCAGCCGGATGGGGTCGCGGGTGTCGGAGGTCATGATATGGTTCCTTTCGCCCGTCGCCGGGCAAGAAAAAACCCGCCTTGCGGGCGGGTGCGGGTGGATCGGAATTGATGGCGGGGTGGTCAGTCGGTGCGGCCGCGCTGGAAGGCTTCGAACATCAGATCGCGCATGGCGCGGGTGTCAGCCGCCCGGGCCAAAGACCTTCAGCTTGAGCGTGATGCCCGCGAGCAATGCCAGGATGAGGCCTGTGGTGATGAGATGAACTGTGGTCTGCACAGCGGTGCGGCGTACGAAGCGGATCGAAGCCAGCAGGGCGCGCAGGTCACGGACATCCATCGCAGCTTCCTGGCCGTCGAGCCCGACATTGGCGAGCGCGCGTTTGGCGCCTTCCTCGGCAGCACGGGCCAAAAGCTCTTCAAACTCGGCATCAGGCATGCGGAGATGGCCGTCTCCGGAGCGACGGGGACTCATGCTGAGACGATCCCGACCTCGGTGGGTAGGGTCAGATTGCTCCACGGGCTCGCATCGACCGGATTGAGCGCCCAGCTGGAATAGACCGGTTGCGGCGCGAGTCTTGGCACGGTCAAGGGCGTCGCGTCATGGTTCACCCCGCCGATGCGCAGGAACCCTGCCGTTGCGCCAGGCCCGTCGGTGCCTGCCTGCGCGATCTGCTTGAGATGTACCCCTGCGATTGCCGAGATCGCCGCTGGCCCAGTCGGGCCGGTTAGCGAAAACGACATACGCTGGCCTGCGGCGGTACTGGCAACCCGCGTGGCAATGTCGCTGTCCTTCAGCGCGTCGATGCTGCCGACCATCTGGTTGAAACTCGCGATGGCGTTGGGGCTGCGGCGCACGAACCGCCGTCCAATGGTCGAGACCCCGTCGAGAACCGCGACATGGGCGTAGTACCAGGTGCGCGTCGAGGCGGAACCGTGAAGGGCCGTATTGGCGAAGAGCATATGCCGCGGCTTGCTCTTGGCGCCGATATTGGCAGCCGTGGCCGCCGTCTGCAGCACGCCTTCGACGTAGAACTCGACGGTGATCTCGGCGCCGACCGACAGGCGAACATCGATCCATTGCGGCTGACCGCTTGGCGCGATGTAGCTCGAGCTGCCCTGCACGCTGGTGTCGCCGATGGCGATGGCATGATAGCGATTGGTCGAGGTGATCGGCTTGATCTGGGCGAGGATCACGTTGTTCGCGTCATAGAACTCCAGAAAGCTCGCCTCGGACCGGGAGATGTTGTTGGCGTCGGTGTTGGGCGGCACATAGCGAAACCCGAGCCAGAGATCCCCCACGGGTTCAGCTATGCCGACGGAGAAGGGTGCTGAATAGGTGGTCGCGCCGACATGCCGGATGGCGTTGACGTCAAGGGTGGCATCGAACCCTCCGGCTGTGGTGCTGAGAAGCCCCGTGATACCGGCGATGTCGGTGGGCTGGTGGCCCAGATGCAGGATGTAACTCATGGCAATTCCACTTCGATATAGAGGGAGGTATGGGCGGCGGTCAGGGCTTTGGCACCGCCGTGATCGACAAACAGCGAGGCATTGGCCTTGGTGAGCCGCGTGCCGCCACCAAAAACGAGCCAGGCGTCGCACTCACCAATGCTGAGATCCTTGTCCCAGCCGAACTCAAAGAAGGCGTCGGCCTCAAAGATCGAGAGATCGGGGTCCGCAAAGCCCAGGGCGTGCACGTCGGGCGGGACGGGATAGCTGAACTGCGAGGGCAGTGAGCGCAGGGTGCCGCCATCACCAGAATTGCGCCCCTGAATTTGCGGATAAAAGGCGGTACTGCCGCCTGCGGTCCAGGTGGCAGCACCACTCACTGGATCGCTGTGCCAGATGCCGTTCTTTCCGATCCAGAGGCGCGCATTTGCAGGATCCAATACGAACATCAGCACATCGCCGGTGCCATAGGTTGGTAGACCGGTCACGCGCTGGGAGGACGCTGAGGTATTCGAGGACCAGAGCGTGCCGTTTCCGCGCCAACCGATAGAGCCCAATGTGATCGGGTTGTTGCCAGTATTGAACTCTTCGCGCTGTTCGGCCGAGACAACGCCGAGATACCCGTCGAATGTGGCGCCCCCCCCTGGCGCGCAAAGCACCTCCCAATAGCGCCGCCCGTCCGAGGGCAGGATCGCCTTGGCGGTTGGAATCCAGCGCTGGTAGTTCGCCCCGCCTGAGGTGTTAATCGCGGTCTGGTTGTCGTCCGAGAGGGTGTAACCTGTAGGGCGTCGGGTGGTGTCCAGTTGCCAGACGGTGCCGATATCACCCGGGGGCGCTGCCGCTTCCCCTTGGGAGAGGATCGCTGCGCGCAACATCAGGCGGCTCATGCGACGGCTCCGGCCAAGGCGCCTTGAATGACCCAGGCATTGGCGCCACGCTTGGTAAGTGCCACACCTGACCATTGGCCGGTCAAGGCCACCGACCCACCAGCCACACCGTTTAGCGAAACACCCGCTGTTGCCTGGAGGGTCGTCGCCCCGCTGCCCACTTGGGTGATATTGATCAGCGTGCCGGTCTCGAACGGCACCACCGCCTCTGTCGGGATTGTCACTGTTACGGCAGACGACCCGGTGGTCTCGATGATGCTGCCCAGATCGATGGCTTCCAGCGTGTGGCTGGCACCGGTTAAGGTGCGGATGCGCACCACGCCGGGGCGGGGCACTTCGACCCATGCACCGGCTGAGAACCGGACATGGCGTGCCTCGTCGGCGATCCAGACCTGCCAGCCCTCCTGCGGCGTCAGATAGACCCAGGCGGCAGACCCTATCGCCGCGTCCCAAAGTGCGATCGCATTGGCATTGGCACCGGCAGCCGCGGGCACGATCAGGATTTGGCCCGCGCTGCCGGTGGTAGGGATTGATATGCTGCGCGAAGCTGCACGCGCCTGCAAAAGGGCCGAGATGCGCCGCAGGTCTTCGCTGAGGCTGGTGCCCCAGTTGCGTTGCCCGGGATCGTAGAAGGCGCGCAGCCCCAATCCCGGCATGATCCGTTCTGGCATGCTCGTCCTCGTTCGTTGTGGTTTTGGTGATGACCGTAGTGATCGTGATGACCGTGCCGTCTGGACTCAGGTGCCCCAGAAATAACCCCAGCCCCGATCCCACCCGGCCGCGAAGGGGGCGGTCAGGCGGAACCATCTGGCCTCACGGTCGCTGAGCCAGGTCCCCTCAACAAGGCGCACAGATCGCACGGCCACCTCGATCTCGGCGGTGCGCTCGGGCGCGCCTGCGTCGGGGATATCATCCGGTGCCAGGGTCCAACTGCTGGTGGCACCTGCGTCGATGACGATGCCCGCAGGCAGAAGGGGCGCACCCGTGTCCGGGTCGATCCAGCGTATCTCGACACTGTAACTCACCCCTGGCTCTGGCCCGATGGAAGCGCCGGTGTGATCGACGATCACCGGGCTGGTCTGGGTCAGCCGGTCACGATGCGCCCAACTTAGCACCAGGTTACCGGCGATCAGCGCGTCCACATCGGGGAAGTAGCTGCCATTGCCCTGCACGCGACCTGGGGGCAGGGGGCGGACGGCGCGGCGGTCCAGCGTGAGGATGTCTTCGGGCGCAATGGCAAAGGCCAGCGTTCCGCGACCGGTCTCGGGCAGCAGCCGTGCGGCAAGCGTCTCGCCTGCGGCCCAGGCGCTTTCGGTGATCCGGGCCACCTCGTCGAAAAAGATCACCGACGTGCCTGCAGCATGGGTGCGCGGAACAGTGTCGAGGCAGCCGCGCCCAACCGTGATCGCCGTGGCGGTGATCCCGTCGATGCGCACCAGTTCTCCACCTAATGATGCCAGCGTGCCGATGCCAACCTCACCGATATCGCGCCAGCCGTTCACTGCGATTACGCGGGCCTCGGGGTCATCGGGCAGGTCTGCGGCCAGCAGGGCCGACGGCGCGAAGGTCACGACACCTTCCTGCGCAGGGCCGGTGCCCGAATTGATCCAAAGCTCTGCTGCCAGAGCGTCCGCACTTGGGCGCTCGCCAGTGGCTGTCAGCGCGCCTGCACCGGGATCCTCGCCGAGGATACGGTCGGCCTCGCTATGCCCCAGTTCGCGCACCAAGAGCCAGTAGGGGGATTCTTCGACCATGCGGCGTGCGAGTGCGCGCGGCGGGGCGGCGACGCCGGTGCCGCATGGCAGTCGTCCGCCTGCAATGGCGGTTGTCCCCAGCGCAAAGACATCTTCGGCGATCTTGAGCCGGATGCCATTGTCGCGCCCATCGCCCTGACCGATCTCGGAGATGCGCATGACAACATCCGTGATCCCGAGGCGCGCGGAGTTTACCAAGATCACATCGCCGGGTCCGAGGCTGGCGCCCTCGCGGTTGACGACAATCTCACCCGTCAGCAGCGGGGCGGATAGCGCGCGAAGGTCGCGTTCAGCGACGCGTACCGCAAGCCCCTGGTAGCGGATGCCCGGATAATCAAGCGTTGTGGCCAGCACTTCGCCCATGGCCTGCACCCGGGCAGTGTCGGTGACGCTGACCGCACCAGTATCATCGGTCCAGGCATCGGTGAAACGAACGGTGACGCTGTTGACCAGATCGGCAGGCGAGCGGCGCCCGAGACGGCCCCAATCGACCACGTTTGTCTCGTCGAACACAGGGATGCTGGCCGCAACATAGTCGGCCCGGACGAGCTTTAACTCCCAGAGCCCCGTGCGCCGATCGATGAACAGCGTGGCATCGATATGATCAAGGATGCTGCCGATGAACTCTTCAATCGAGCTGTCTTGCTGCCAGATCAGTGACAGCCCGAAACCTTCGGTGTAGAGCGCATCCGCAGCCGCGGTGAAACTCACCCCGATCTCGACCGATCCATAGCCCAGACCCCAGTCGCGGTTGGTCAGGCATTCGCGGATGATGTGGGCCGGGTTCATGTCTGGCCCGTTGCCAAACGCCCCGCGCAGGGAGGCCACAAGCGCTTGCGTGTTGCCGGGTGGGATCACGGGCACGCCATCGACGGGGGTGTTGTCGATGCGTGCGGTGTAGGCGGTGTTGGTGAGCGCGATGTTAAAGCCAAAGATGTCGGCGGGCGGCAATGTGCGGATGATGGCAAGGGCTGCATCGACGGAAGAGGTGGGCGAGGGTTCGCCATCGGTGACAAAGATCACGATCCGGCGCTTCGATCCGTCCCCTGCGAAGAAGGCGCTGGCATCTGTGAACGCTGCATCAAAACTGGTGCCGCCCGAGGTGGTGTTGGACAGGGACAGCATCCAGGTCTCGAGCGTGGCATAATCTTCTGCGCTCATGGCCCGCCGTTCGATCGATCCGGCGACCGCGACGTTCCAGAGTACAATGCGGATGTCATTGGGCCGGTCGGGATCGACGCTGGTGCCAATCTCGCGGATCAGGGCTGCCACGCCTGCCTTTTGGGCTGACATGCGCGTGCCTGACATTGAGCCAGAGACATCGAGGGCGATGTAGATCGCGGCATCCGAGATGTTCGCCTCGGGGACGATCGCGGCCTTTTCTGGGTACCATTGCGGTGAGCCTGCCTCGCCGGTCAACACGCGGGTGACGCGGACAGCCCATGGCTTGAGGTAGGGGTTGATGCCAAGATAGGCTTGTCGCAACACGAGACTGCAGAGCCCACGGTAGGCGGGTACATCGCCGCCCATGCGCGCGGCGAGATAGTCGTTTGGACCCTGGCCGGGACCGCCCATCAAGACATCGACATCGCCGACAATGCCGCCCTCGCGGCTTTCGCCTCCGAAGAGGTCGGGCTTGTCGATCCGGATGCGTCCGCCGCCCGCCCCTGCGTTGCTGGCGCCCAGCGTGGCCTCAAGAACTTCCACCGATTGCGCTGGAAAACTCAGCGCTTCTGGTAGGACAGACCAGGATGTCACATTGGTGGCGGCATTGAACGATACGCTCTGCAACGTGATGGTCTGGTTTGAGCCGTTGGCAAGTGCCAGCCGATAGTCCCGACCGATGCGCACGCCTGCGCGGGTGCCCGGGAAGGTGATCGTGGCCCCGATATCGCCCGCCAACGCAGCGGTCGCCGCCATGCCGTTGAGCGTGCCAATGCGGGTCTCAACCGCAGTACCCCCGCCAGAAACGCCACCCCCGGTCGTGACAGACCAGGCTGTGCGGCGGTCGACGAGGATCTCGCGGATGGCATCAATCGGCCCATGGCAAAGAGCGAGATGCACGCCCAGCGAATAGCGATAGCCAACGGTTTGAGCCTTGCTACTTCCGCCCATCGAACGCCTCCGGGGATAGGTGCGCCGCTGCGGTTGCCTCTCGCGTCTCGGCCTCTCGGATCACGGGCTCGATCAGCGCATCGCGGGTGGTGTGCAACCGCTCGGACGCGATGCCATGATCAAGGAAATCTTGCCAATCAAACCCATGCCTTTGAAACCAAGGGCGCACGCCCGCGAGGCAATAGCGGGCGGCCCGCAGATCTTGGAGGATGACGCGCGTCACTTCTTGCCACCTTTCTTCTTGATGGGATCGACCCTGAGATCGCCTGCCCAGACCACGTTGGGGCCGGAGATCAGCATGGTGCCGAAGACGACCGGGATGGGCCGACCCTCCTCGGCGGTGGGGAGGCTGAAATCGTCGAGACCTGCGGCCTGGGGCTTCTCGACTTTGGGTTTTGGGCTCAGCGCATAGGAAATCGCCGAAAGCACGAGCCCGAGGACGAGCCGTGCGATGAAGGTCCAGACCATATGGGAGTGCCGTTTGCTGTTTGGGGACGCGGGAGTGCATCAGACGATGGAACTGCCGCCAAAGGGATTGCGGCCCGGGATCTCGGGAAAGCCCCCAAAGTTCAGGACATTGCCGAATTTTGTGGCACAGGTGGTGGCGCGCAGATCGCAACCGGGGGCGATGTCGGCGAGGACGGGCAAGGGCGCCCCTGTGACGGGATCGATCTCGGGGGCTGTCAGCGCTGCGGCCAGATCTGGCATTGGCCGCGATAGGGTCAGAGCCGCCCCGGCATGCCCCGTGATAAATCCAAGCTGGGTGCCAAACCGCAGTACCCCACCGCGAAACCAGCCATCGGGTTGGGCTGCGGCCTCTGGCATGATCAAGGTCGCGCCAGATACGGAGGTCACTGTCCCGGTCTGCCAGTGCAGCGCAATATCGAGACCACAACCACGCCCAAAGAGCGCGTGGCGGCAGAGGCGCTGATACTTTGCGCGCACGCCTGCGCGGCGCAGCGTGCCGAAGACGGATTCGCAGTTGAGGAGGATCCGCACCCCTTCGACCTCAGCTCCGACCACACGGCCTTTCCAATGCGCGACGGTCTCGCCCAAGACCTGTTCATGCCCGCGAAAAATGGTCAGTGTTATGGGCGTGTTTCCGAGTGGTGCCAGAAACCGCCGCGCGAAGGGATGCGAGAGCGGCCATGTGAGCTCCAGCCGCCCGCGCTCGATCTCGCTGGTTTGCACCACATCGCCGTGGGCCACGGCGGCTGGTTCCCAGAGGATTTCCGTTCCGCCACTGCCAGCGCTGATCCAGACGTCGGCGCGGCTGGTGAAGCGCCAGACCTGTTCCCCCTCGACGAACTGGTAGAGAAAATAGGGGCGGCCCTCGGCGGCAGAGGCCTCGATACTGTCGTAGCTCATGATGGGTGTGTTTCCGTCATAGGATCTGGCGCAGCGGCTGTCGGTGTAGACAGAACAGCACGGCGCGTGCAGGTGCGTGTGTATTCGTGGTCGCTCCGGTGGTTTAGGGATTAATATATTGGAGGGGCGGGAGCGGACTATCGCTGCGGTGGTGGCCGAGGCACCTTGCGCGGGCCAAAGGGTGTATTCGCTGCAGTTGCTCCAAAGGCCACTTTCGGCAGCTTTCCAAAAACACTCGTTTTTGGTGTGCTTAAAACCCCAGAGCAGACCTTCGCGCGCGGACTGGTCACTGTTCGCAATGCGGACTTGCCGTTATTCGCAGCCGACGAGCCAAGGTCTGCTTTCGCCAATTGAATACTTCGGTCAAAAAGTGTTGAATTTGGCGTCTGCACACATGATGGAGACGCGCTATATAGTTTGTATAGTTGAAATTTAGAGAGGTGAAGAATTCAAGTGTGGAAAATTGTTCCTGTAAGCGTCTTAATCGTGGGTTTCTCTATTCTATTACTGATCGGGGGTTTTTTTACACTGGTCGTGAGGTACAATTATGAAGAATGGACTTTGGCAAAATTTGCCTTTTCTATCTTGGTAACCGGTGGCACAATTGGGGTCATTGTAGGCTTCCTCGCGGGAAAAGAAATCACTTGGCGTTACAGCTCTGCGATACTTCGGCGTCTAGGTCTCCCAGCATACGACTTAAATGGCGATTGGAACGGCGAACTTCGGTCAAACTTTGTTCCCAAGGGTGCTCCAAATAACACCTTGCATCTTAATGAAGCCACTATGACCATCAAGCAGACTTGGTTGGGCCTTGTTGTCCATACCAGAAGAAAAAATGCTAAAACTGTAGGGAAATCACTTATTGGGGTAGTGCTCCCTAATGACTATGGCCTTGAATTGTTCACAATCTATCGAGGGGAACATGAACGGCCGGACCCTAGCGATGACCAGACTTGGTTTGGCGCTTCAAACTTTCACTATGACCCTAAGACTGACAAGTTATCAGGCCGCTATTGCAGTACTGCCGGATTTTCTAAAGGAGGGGGAACTGCGGGAGACTTCAATTTAGTTCGACTAGGCGACAATCCAAACAGTTAAGGCACCCGGTTGAGCGAGAGACTACTTGAATTATAGGCGTTGCATTTTTATAAATTTGAACTTTCGATTAGTCGCCTCGTTCTTTTTTAGCCAGTTGGCACTCTTACCAATCGTGTTAAGGTTTGTAGCCAATTTTTCGCAATGCGGCCGTTCGTGCAACACGCAGCATCAGACAAAATGGGTTCGAACCTGCCCATCGCTGCACCGTCCACGAAGGTCCGATCTGGAACCGGCGGCACTGTCTGCAACATCGCCTTCGGCCCTTTGGAGCTTTCATCCAGCGCGTTTCGTATTGTTCCGCGTCCTTTCAAACGGTTACTGAACCTCACCCCGCAACCTCCACGACCGGCAGGGTCACTTCGCTTGCAACTGCCCCATGCCTGATCTCCACCCTGTCAGCGTCAGAGCGCACCAGCGTCATGAAATGCACTTTTGTGCCCAAGGAAACCGGCTCACCGAGGATTGAGGAGATCGTCAGACGGTGGTCGATGCCGTCGGCGATGGCAGCGGTGATGGTGCGAAACCGCAGCGCGCCGGGCATTTCTAGCAAGATCGGGCGTCCCACATAGCCAGCCAGTGCCGCGACAGGTGCCACGCGCATCAGCGTGGATCCCGAGGTAATTGAAGCCCGCAACTGCAACTCGCGCCCCCAGGTCGGCAGCCAGAAGCTCGATTGGCGGCCACGCAATGACCAGAGCCAGCGGCGCTGCGCCCAGCGTGCGGGCGCGCCTTGGGCCTTGAGCGTAATCGCCTCACCGCGATCAAACACATCGCGCAAGGGCTCGACCACAACTGGCCCGAAACCATTGTCGACATATTCCACTGCGCGGCGCAGGCTGGCGTTGACCGGGCTGCGCACAAGGCTCGGGTCGGTCTGGACCGGGCGGCCGAGATAGCTTGGCAGAACGGGTGCCGGGAGGTCGCGAGCATCGCGCAGCAGGAAGGTCGCTGTGACCATGCCGTCACTCTGGCGACGCCGGGTGATCTCGATGGCAGAGGCGAGGACGCCCTGCCGTATAGGGGCAATTGCGATGCGCGCTGCGGTGACCGAAGGCGCGGGCAGTTGCATGCCCAGTGGCTCTGTCAGGAGGATACGATCCGCCGCCACGGTGACAATCTCGACCAAAACGGCGTAGCGCCCATCGATGGCAAGGACTGCAAATCCCGCTGCCCGAAAATCTGACACCGTGGTGTCCAGCAGGATCTCGGTTGCCCCCTGTGCGAGATCAGCGGTCGGCTGCAGGGCCAGGTGCCAAAGCGGTACTTGCCATGCGCCTGCGAACCCCGCGCGTGACAATTCTGCGGCGCGCGCCATGCCAAGGGCATCACAGTGATGCTGGAGCGTGATGATCTCACGCGGCTGAGGGCGCAGGGCGATGCGCTGTTCTCCGGCCTGCGCTGACAGGATATCCGTGCGCCATTCCAAAACTTCGGTGATCTGCGCCGCTGCGGGGAAAGGCCAGAAAGGCGGTTGCTCTTCCAGCTCAGGCATTTATGGCCCCCCGATTGCGCCGGATGACGTTCAGAACGGCCCGTTCCCCTGAGGGCGTTGCGAGATAATCGCCAACGACGCTTGGATCGAGCACGTTGATGATGCGGGTCGACATTTGGGCCGCTGGGGCTGCTCCATCGCCGTTCATCTCGACGCCAAGCCGTCCGCCACGTCCGCGCTTCAACGGCATGATGGCCTCTGGCCCGGCCTCGCCCATCAGCCCGATGCCCGAGGCAAAGGGAAAGACGGTCGGGCGGTTGACGACCCCACCGCGCGCAAAAGCGGTCATCTCTGAACCACCCGCAAACACCCCACCTTTTGCAAAGCCGAAGAGGCTCGCAAGAAAGCCGCCCCCGCCGCTACCACCCCCACCAGAAAGCGCATTGATCAGGGCATTCTCAATCGGCTTGAAGGCAAGATCGATCAGCCGGGTGGCGAGGTTTTGCGCAATGCGCGAGATGGCCCCGGCAAAGGTCTCCCAGGTGTTGATTTCCACTTAAAAGTGAGCCGGTTTAGCGAATAATTTCCACTGAGAATTGAGCCATGTGACCCTTCCCCCAGCGCGCTGCGCCACGGGGAGC